GCGATATAAGGTTTAGTTTCACATCTAATTCCTGGTTCTGGAATATCGCATTGATATTCATCCGCAACTAAAGCAGTATTTAAAGTCATTTTAATTGTACCTGTAGCACCACCATCTCTTAATTTAACTATTCCTGCATTTCCGCTGTGAGAAATCCAAACAGCTTTAACTCTTGCCGGTCCGCCAAATGCATCGCCAGAAGCAGCTAATTGTTTCGATGAAATTGTTGTAAAACCCATAATTCAATATTCTATTATAAGTTATCTAGGGCGTCAAGAACGCCCTAGATAGAGTTATTTATTAGCTCCAAGGGTTAGCAAATGTACCATTTCCAATTAGGAATGCATCAATTGACCAAATTAAACCATCAACTGCTCTACATCTTATGTGAGCACCTTCTAGTCCACCTTTAGTTGTTGCTGTCAAAGTCAATGTGTCAGTTCCACCTGCATTAAATGCAGTTACAACTCCTGGATCAGTCGCTGTATTGTTGTACCATGCACAACCTCTAAACACATCAGCTGTACTTCTACCCGCTGCAGTTCCTGCATTCAAAGTGAAAGTATTTGATGATGTTAAACTTGCAGTCATGATAAACTCATACATCATTCCAACTCTGTTTGTAGAAGTTGGATCATCAGCTCCCGCTACTGCTGGAGTTGCTGTGTCTATGATTGAAGGTAAGTTAAATACAGTAACATTGTCACCTAATTGTATTACTTTACCTTGATATTTATCAATCCCTGCAATGTCAGTTCCACCGTCAACTGTACCGCCTGTTACGATTGATTGAGCCATTTCTGGACCTGTTCCTAAGAATCCTCTTAAGGATCTTACTGGGCCCGCAAACGTTGTTCTTGCCATAATTATTCTCCTAGTTAATGTGAATATCGTCTCTAGGCCGTCGACTATACGCGTCGATATCCAATTAATTAATTGTATAGTGAGTTTATTATACTCAAAAAAAAGGGGCGCTACAAGAGCGCCCCTTAATAGATTTTTAGTAATCTAATTAAATAGATTACGCTGCTCCGCCAGTTCCGTAGATTCCTCTAGGGTCAGACCATCCGAAGACGTATCTTTCTCTAGCTTTAAATCTTACGTTACCAGTGTCGAAATCTCCTTCGATAGCTGTCTTGATAGGTGCTCTAACAAAGTGTTTTAGACCGTTAGGTGCATCTGTTATCAAGAACCACGCATCACTGTCATTTAAGTAATGGTTAACGAAGTATCCTTCAGGAACCATTCCCATGTGCATTAATGCGTTGATATCATTGTCAGCAGTGCCAACTCTTTGAGGTGATTTCAAAATTCTTTCAGCTGTGAATTGATTTTCTTTTGGAATAATCATTCTTCTAGCTTGAATTGCAATTTTTAAACCTCTTTCGTCAACAAATGATGCAATGTCTATCATGCCTTGTTCTAATGAAGTTTCGGACAAGTCTGCAGCAGTAGCCAGCGTGTTGCTGAACGTACTGTTGTTTGCAAGTGGGTGATTAGTAACGCAAAGTGCGCTTCCGTCACCACCTGTGTAGTTAGCATCAAAAGCATTGTTTAAGATCGACGCGGCTTTCACTTGTTTAGTGTGTGCCATTGATCTTGCTAAAGCTCTTGTGTATCTACCAGCTAATCTGTCATATAGATTGTCTTCAATAGCTTCTTCAGTGATAGCAAAAGCGAGAGCAATTGTCTCGTTAGTGTATCTAGAAGTATAAACCTCAGTTGCATTGTCGTAAGTGACCATTGCACCTTCAGATTTAGTTGCTGCTCCAGCAAAGCCGGAAAGCATTACTTCTTCTTCGAAAGCTCTGTCAGACGATTCTGTCATGAAGATCGCTGCTGCTTCGTTGTCGTATCGGTTATATTCAAGTCCAAATAGTGCATTCAGACCTGGTTCTAGCTCTTTGACTAGCTGCGCTCGTGATATTGCCATATGTCTATGCTCCTATTAGATTCCTGCACCTTTGTTACCGTAAAAGTGATTGTTTATAACCACTAATGCTTTAACATTGCTTGCAGTTTGATCATCGTTGTCTGGATCTTGAGAAACGTCGATTACACGAACTGCTTGAGTCGTTTTAACGCCGTTTGTAGATCTGTTCAACTGAACTTTGGATATACCTGTAACTGTGCTTCCTGTAACGTTTGTTACATCGAAGTTTTGAAAAATGAAAGTCGTATTCAGATCATCATTAACATCCATCTTGAAAACTACGCTTGGGTCGTCAATAACGAATGCCATAATGTCACTCGCTACAACAGAACCAGGATAGTAGTTACTCCAAGTTGGTTTGCTAGTAGTAGGATCTGTATAAAAACAACCATTAAAAACACCACAGATTCTTTCACCGTTTGCTGCTGTGTGACGAACTATTGTTCCTGTAGCTGCAGCTTGAACTGCATCACCTTGGAAAATAGCTGTAGTCGCATTAGAAGCGATACGATATCTATTCTGAGCGTTAATAAAGGGACTTCCATCTATCTTACGGACTGGTTTCATTCCGTATGTTGATGATGTATTTGCCATCTTTATATCCTCCGTTGGCGATTTCTCGCCGGGTTAGTTTAAACGATTTTGGACTATAACTAATAAATTAGGTTTTTCGTCCGCCACCAAAAGTTACTCGAGACTGTCTATCAATATTGATAGGCATTCCCGGATGTTGTTCCTTCATTAAATCGTTATCAACCGCGGTCATAGAATCTGCTGATATTCTTTTAAAATAAGCAGCGCGCGATCTTGCGATCTCTTCTGGTATCCTTGCCAACACAAGGCCTCCAACCCCAATTAAACCAGCGTATTTTCCTTCATGAATAGTAGGGTATTCATTTTCGCCTAATTCACTTAATAGTGATTCTGCTTTAACAAATTCCCAACCTTCTCTAAGTCTTTTGGATACATTAGCTGAATCCATAAAACCCATACTCTCGGTCCTTATCCATCTCTGAACAAAGCCTTGAGGCGCTGGTGGCGCATCGAGACTAGATGGTGGCGTCCAGGGTTGATTACGTTTATCTTTATCTCTCTCCTGTGACGCGCGTGAGGTCTTTATTACTTCACTCGAGCTTTTTTTACTCATGCTTCCTCCTTCACGTATTTAGCGTATTCTTCTAGTGGCACCCCTAATTTTTTAGCAATAGCCACCTGTGATTTGGTGAGTCTCACAGATCTGCGTCCTTGTTGAGTTCTACCAGCCGAAGCTACCGTTTGGACGGGTTTACGGGCTTCTGTTTTGGCCGTAGCAGTCTCAGACTCAAATTTATGAGGAAAATATTCCCTCATTTTTGTGTCTATCTGATTATAATACTCCTCACTCTCGACATCAACCCCCCTGCTCACTAAATCTTCATGAACATTCCAGGCTGCTCCAGACATGATTCGATCATTACCAAACCATTCATTTTTCTGAGCCCACGCTTTCGCTTTATCGCTTGGTTCTTGAAACTCTTCCGGCATTTGAGCTTGCATATTGCCTGCTTGTTCTACCGTTTTAGTTTCTTCTGCTTGTCTTTTTTTCAAAGCCTCGCGCTCAGCTAACTTTATTCTAGCTTTCTCTTTTTCAACAGCAAGTCTTGTTAGTTCATCAGTAGCTTCCATAATTTTATTTGGCTCCTGAGCCCCAATAGCTTCAGCAAGTTGAGCTTTAATTTGTGCTCGTTCTGCATCTACTCTTGCGTCGAATTCTTTAAGATGACCTTCACTAACTTCATCTAACTTGCCTTGAGAACTATCATATTTTTTCTGTAGCCCTTTAGCAAATTCAGTAGCAGCTTTTTCTCTTCTTTCTGCTTCTCTAGCTCTGTAAGTTAACTTGTCTATTCTTTTTTGAACACCTTCAGTATACTTACCAAGATCTTCTTTTGGTTTTTCTTCTTGAGATTCTGGTTTAGTTTCTTCAATAGGATCTTCAATTTGTTCTACTTGAATTTTAGCCTTCTCATCTTGTTTATCATGAGAGGTATATCCTAAATCTACTTCACCAACATTTAGATTTACATTTTCCTTTGTCTCTTCTTTTTTTTCTGGTTCTTTGACTTCGACTGTTTGTGCTTTCGCATCGTCTGTGTCTAGTTCCACTTCATCAGTTTTGACATTTGCTCCTAGTATAAGTGAAGAATGTCTTCGGGTTTATTAATTTTAGCAATAATTTCATCATCATTTAAAATACGATGTTCTCCAAATTTTGTTTGAAATCTGGAACCTGAATATCGTCCATAAACAACAAATTCACCTTCTTTGCACCAAGGGCCTGTTGGAAATTTTTCTTTATCTTTATAACAAAGATCTCCCATACGAATTACTAATCCCACAACTGTTGTCATTTGAATAGTTTCATGAGTCGTATCAGAAAGTAAAATTCCACCTTTAGTTTTTTTCTTACCAGACCAAGGACGCACTAGCATTCTATATCCAACAGGTTTAGGTAAAGTATCAATATACTTACCGACACCTTCCGCATCTGTGGGTATTGGTTTGCCTTCTTCTTTATCTGCGCCGTCTAATATAGGCTTGATTAAGCCTTTAGGTTTTATTAATTGTGTCACCGTCGTCATCCTCCTTTTGCAGGTCTTTAAGATCCTGAAGCACTGCGTCATATGCAGTGAGTTGTCCTCTACTATAGTTTAATTTCTCTATCGTGTCTACACCATAGCATAGATGTTCTTTAACAGCGTCCCTATTCTTATTAATTCTTTTTTTGATAACTTCTACTGAGTATGGATCAAGCATGACGTTCTAACATTATCTTGTTTTCCCCAGCTTCTTTTGTCTTAAAATCAAAATAAGTTAAAGCAAAAGCAATTTGGTCCATTTGATATTTAGGGTAATCATCAAACACAAATCTTGTTCCTTTTACCGATCTATTAGCAAAAAATATAGCTTCTGTTAATACATCTTTAGTCATATGAGGTCCATCAAAATGGACAAAATGATAGGGTTGAGTCCAATAAAATTCATACATAAATTGAACATCCGTCATATTTTTAAAATCAAATTCTTTATAATCTTTAAAATCTTTGACCATTTGTTGTCTCATTTCCTCTGTGTAATCACATGTGTAGGCAGGAGTATCGTCGTAATGTTGATATTTAAGATTATTGTAGG